AGTATTGGAACTGGAGTCCAATCTAGGTTGAGGTAAGATAAGTCGCCATCAACAGCTAATTCGTTTTTGTATTTAGCAACAGATTGTTCACCTCTTGCATATCTCCTTAATTGATTAAAAGATTGAAGTTGGCTATAATATCTACAGCTGCCTCCACCTTTTCTAAACCACTCATATTGAATGGCCTGACCTACCTGTAATCCATATTCCATTGTTGCTTTATCAGCATCAGTGGCAAATTGATCTGGAAAACCTGCGGGGTTTATTAATAATTCAACGTCTTTCATTTATTTCAGTAATTCGCTTATATTCCCCTTGTTAGCATATCTTGCAAAGTTAATGCTTATTTTTGACTCTTTTTTGACAGGAGTGTACAAATGTTTTTGATTAGCCATTATAGCTAAACCAGAGCTAATCGAAGCATCAAATTTAGTTCTTTTATTAATATCAAAACGAGCCCAATCTTCTAGAGTTCTAGTAAAATACATTGACCCCATCTCATCCATTTCTCTAAACTCACTAACCATATCTAGCCCAACATATTTCTCTATGTAAGACTCAATAGCAGATGCGTGAGACTGCTTAACATCTTCTGAAGTATTAGGTATGCCACCTAATTCTCTTTCTGTCTTAGACAGTTTGTTAAAGCTTTTATCGGGTCTGTTGGTAGAAAAGCCTCGATAACCTCTATTTTTAAAATGATACAAAAGTCTTGGTTTATTATTTTCACAAAGGATTGGCATACCATAAAACACACAAGCCATCAACACTTCTTCAAAAAATATCTCTGCTGTTTGAGGTCTAGCTACATATTCTAAAAAAAACTCATTACTTGGAGCATCATCCATATTAAATTTAGTCATTCCGTGCAAAGCACCATTAGATCCTTTTCCACCAACCGTTCCTGAAATGTCGTAACTATCACAGCCAAATGAGCCAAGGTGCTCGTTTCCAGGGTAATACTTTCCGTTTCTAAGTTGTTTTTTATTTTGCAATTCGTATTTAGGTATCCAACTAACTAAAAACCTCCCTGTCTTATTTGGAGTCCATATTACTCTAGAATCCTTTATTCCATTCTCCCAATGAAAACTACCTCTAGTTAAATACTTAGCCTTCATTAACCCGTCATTGTAATCTATCTGTTGGTATATTTTAGTTAAGTTAAACAAAGACTGTTTGCTCTCATCTCTAAATGCGTGAGACTCAGTTCTTGGAAATTGTCTATAAAACTCATTTAATGCATCCGCATCATTTTTCAAAGAGTCAACTTCATTCTCCCAATAGTTTATAGCCCCTGTAGTAATGTACTCACCATCGTTGCCTTTAATAGGTTTGTCTGGAGTTTTTAAAACAGGCATACCATACTTATCTATATATCCCTCAAAATTCCATTCCATAGGAATAAATAAAGAATACAAGCCTGATTTAGTTTGGCCATTAGCATTCCTTGACTTAGCATCAGAGTCATAATATAATTTCTTAAAATTAGCACCACCTTTATCCAGCGCATTAGAGGTAGAGCCCATCATACACTTTCCAATAACTTTGCTTCCTAATCTCAAACAAGTCTTTGTAACACGCCAATTATTAAGTATGTTCTCAGGCTTCTCCCATTTACCACTTTCATCGTGTATTAATAATTGTAATTTTTCTCCATCATAAGAGTTGTCAGAAGTATTTCGCCAATCTATTGTGGTATCCAAACCTTCAAGTTCTTGATTGTCAGATATATACATATTACGCTTAGTAATCTTACTTGCTGGAACACGATAAGATAATTCTGTTTTTGGCTTATCCATACCATCTTGGATGGGCTTAAAAAAGAAAGGGTAGTTATTAGAGATAGGAACTATTTTATCTGTAAACATTTTTTTAGCATCTGTTCCAGTTTTCGATAATACCCCTACTCTAGCATCTTTAGATATCGTAGCTGTATTTACAGTTTCAGATGACCCCATAAATGAAAAACCAGAACGTCTTATCTTTAAGTAACACATTCCAAAACTTCTTTTATCTGCTTTACAAGCTTCCCAAAACAAAAAGAATATTCTATTAGCTTCTCTAAACTCAGGATGACCTACATCAATCTTGGTCCATTGCAAATAACAATAATGCGTTCCTGTAATATAAGTAGGATTACCATTATTATTAAACCAAAAACCTTCTTCTCTCCTATCAAACTCCTGTTCAATATAACTTACCCAAGCGTCTTTAAAGTCAGAAGACATTTCATTCCATTGAAATATGGATTTTATTTTAGATAATGATTTTGGATATTCAAATGGTTGCCAACATTTTTCTTCATTAGAATAATACTTAGAAGGAGTTTTAGGTAAGCCAATTCTTAAGCCTTGAACTTCGTATATATCACCTAGTGTTCCATCTTTGGAAATAACAACAATATCATACTTTTCATTGTATCCATATTCCCAGTTTTTGGCCTTGTTTTTTTTAGCCATTGCTGTTCTTGGAACAACATCTTGTAAAACTTTATTTAGACCTTCTCTCTGCAAAACCTTGGTTACTGCTTGTTTTATTTACACTATTTAAAGCCTCTTCTTCCGCATCAATACGATTAAGTATTTCAAACGCATCAAATATTGCTAGCTTTTTAGTAGCTGCTGCGTTCTTTAATCTATCTGCTGCTATATCGTCATCTGGATCAGGCTTAATAATTTTTTCTTGAGCTACTTTTATTAATTGTTCTACCGCTGCTCTGCCTGCTTTTATTATTTTTAATTTTATTTCTTTACTCATAACATCATCGTTATATTTTTAGACTTCATTCTATAAAGCGTTTTGTCATCTATTTTAAACTCATATTCTGACTCTGGTTTAAAACAAACTTTATCTCCTGTTTTTACACCTAAAGAAGTTAACTCGGAATTAGTTATCTCAATAGTCCCTGTAAGAGCTTGATACTTATCGCTATTAAATATAACAGACTCCTCCTTGGAAGACGGTTTAACAAAGCAATAATCTAAATGAGACTTCCATTCTCCATTTTGTTTGTACATAAAAAACTGATTGGGCTCTACTATAAATAGATTGTCTTTTAAAAAACTTCTGCCACTTCTCTCTCGACCTTTCATATCGTTATAGTATTTAAATACATTATGATGTACTACTAATATGTCCCCTGTCTTTACCTCTCCTTTGTAGTTTAGTGGTGTTGCCACTACATTAGCAAAACGATTTGAGACGGTATGGTCTTCTTTAGAGGAGCTAGTAATAAAGTCTATGCCTCCTATTTTTTTAACATTATCGTACCTGGTGTCATTAACCGGAGTTACAATAAAACCAAAAGGTGACTTCATACTAAAAGTTGATATTATATTCTATAGAAACTGGAATAGTTGCATTAAAACTTTTCCAAAGAACAATTTCATTTTCCCTAATAATCCATATTTTAAAACAATTTTTTTCTTGTCTTATATGGTGTATGGTATAATTACCTCCTAGAACATCTTGTCCAATAAGGTAGTGCATTGCCCCAGACTTATAATCAGGACCAACTGATATTTTTCTAATTTCCATTTCATTTGATTTTAGTAAGCTTTACGGAAGTGGCTCTACAGGAAATGCAGCACTATATGCATCTTTCACAGATTGAGTCCAAACAACATTAGCAATTGCAGCAACTTCTGAATTTAAAGTAGCAACATCTGTTGTAGGTGGATAACAAGTTCCGTTTAAAGACTCAGATATTAAAACCCCATCTTCCAACACTTTTACTTTTTCTTTGTAATTTATTTCTTTAAATTGACCTACAACCTCTATGGATGCAGATTCTGTTTGTTTTGTTATTGCCATTTTTATTGTTTTCTATATATTATTGTTCCTGATACAATGTCTCCATTTTGAAATATTGGTTGTCCTGCTGAATCTACTAATTCAAATAATTGACCAGAAACGTGCGATCCGCTGTCTTGATCGTAGTTAAAAGATTTTAATCTAATATTAGATGAATTTGTTAGTATATCGCCAGTCACTGGTGTACTTACTGGAGAATTTCCTACGTTACTATTCATTTTTGAAAAGTTTATAGACCCAGTTCCAGCCAACCCACTTACAGGTAAACTTATATCAACTGACCCGTAACCTATGCTGCCTGATCCAAAGGTAAGAGAAAAATAAGCAAATACCATATCCCCTATAACTCTATAACTTCCTGAAGAAGTACTAAGTGAGGCAGAACCACCAACACTAAAAGAAACTGTAGGGCCGCCTGACCAAGTAGCTTCTGTGTATGTGTCTAAAGTACTTCCGGCAGAACCAAACTTTAATCCAGCATTAAATTGAGTTAGTTTGTAGTTAACAACAGATGCACTTGAAACACCTATAGCGTTAGCTCCGTTATGTGCTAATAACAACCCTCCTGAAGCGGCATATAAACCTCCTACTGTTCCTACTTCTATAGAAGGATTAGCAAGTGTACCTGCTGGTGCAGATAATTTATCGCCCAATACAGTGAATACTGAAGAAACATTTGCTGTAGCAGAGTTAGAATAAGTAGCTAAACCATTAGTTGTTGATCCAGAAAAAGTTATTCCTCCACCACTAGCAGCGGCAGCCCACGATGCTGTAGTTCCGTTAGATGTTAAAACATAAGTGTCGGTTCCTATACTTAAAGCAGATATAGAACTTGAAGAGTCTCCTATTATAATACTGCCTTCTGCTAAAGATGTTAAACCTGTTCCTCCATTTGCTACTCCTAAAGTACCGCCTAGGGTAAATGTTCCATTTGCGGTAATTGGATTAACAGTGTCACTTGCTATAGTAAGACCCGTTGTGCCACCATCCAACCCAACACTAGTAACTGTTCCTGACCCTGAACCACCATAAAGATTTGCTATACTTTGTAAAGTAAANGTCTTTGTTTCTTTTGAAGAAGCNTCTGTTCCTATTACNTAATCTGNACTTACAGGAGTTGCTTTGGTGGGATAGGTGGTAGTGTTACTTATTTTCGCCATTTTGTGTTATTGTTCCGTGTTCTAAATTAATTACAGAGTTTTCTCCGTATTTCTTTATTAATTCGTTTTCAAGAGATTCAAATTCAACCCTTATTAAATCTACTCTTTTAATAACTGAATTTTTCTGTATTGACAGCTCTCCTAATTGCACTTTAAGTGATTGAAACTCCGAGTTCAAATCTCTCAAAGATTTTAATTCTTTTTCTTCTAATTTCATTTGATTTAATTTATTTTACAAAGATAATCATTTTCTTCGTGATGCTGACGAACCATAAAAATAACCAATTATACTCAAAACAATTCCCTCTGTCACCCCGATTAAATGAATCCAAATCTCTTTATTATGGGCTGGTATTTCTAAATAAACAATGGCATAAACCAAGAAGGAAAAACAAGAAAGGCCAACCAAACCTGTTAAATTAAACATAAAATCAAAGCGATTTGCTTTTGCTAATTCAACCTCTCTGTTTCTAGCCGAATCTCTGTCTTCTACCTCTAACTTGTAGAGTTCTACTACTTGCTGGTGAAGAGCTTCTTTTTCTTGAGGAGTTAAATCCGGTTCTTGACTAATTATATTTTTAATAATTCCAAGCGTTCCATTGGACGGCAAGATGTCTCCTATTTTATCCAGTACTCCAGGAGCTTTTTCTTTTAAGAATTTACCTATTCCAGTGTCTTTTAATTTCTTTTTCATCCCGAACAGCTTTCACAAGTTTCATCGTCAATACTACAAGTTCTTTCTGGAACCGCTTGAGACTCTAACCTCTCTAACATTTTNTGAAATTCCGTCTTTTCTTCTNTCATCTTCCTAAAAATAAACCTTCTATAAATGTTCCTATTCCTGTTACTATTACCGCTATGGATGTCCAAAACTTTTTTTCTAAACTGCGAATTCTTTTTTCGTGATCGTTCTTTTGCTTGCTTATTTGCTCCAACTGATTCTGCATTACAGCCTGACCTTGCAAAAGCTGATTTATTTTATCTTCCATAGATTTTATACTTAGTCTTGTTGTTGTCGTCTTTGTATGCCACTAATATTCTGTTTCTTTGTGTTCGAGTTGTGCTGTAACTAACGTGTACCCAAGAAGGGTTTTCATCTGTTCCAAACTCCCAAATTAATTGGTCAAAATTCAAATTATCTTTAATGAAGTGAAATACTTCTGCGTTGTTTGGAGCATTGGCATAATCCCTATCTAAATCAATTGCCTCTCCTTTGCAATGTTGTGAAGTGGCTACGTACTTACCGTCTATGTATTTATGAGCGCCTCCAATGGCCTTGTTAAGAGTTTCTGAACGGTAACCACTACTAATGCTAAAAGGAACGTTAAAGTGCTCTCTAATCGGCTGAAATATGTTCTCGGCCAATACCTTCATATTTTCTATGTGTTCTTCTGTTGGAATGTTTTCTATTCCCTTTCTTTCAGCAGTTCCGCTTTTCAGCATTTCAGAAAGAGATAAGTTCTTAGATAGTTTCATTTTTTGATTCTGTTTTTAGCCGTTAATAATATTCTTTCTTCCATCTTAGCTAGTTTCACTTTTAGATTCATATTCTCTTGTATAAGCTCATCTATCTTTACTTCTAAACTTGATATTTTCTCTGTAAGTCTTCCTATTTGGTCATCTTCTTTTTGAGCAGAGATGTCTATCTTCTTCTTAATTATATTCCATATCTCCTTGACTCCAAGTGCTGAAATCAAAGCTATCAAGAGAGGTTCTTCCATATTACTTGCCTTGACCACGATATTTTGGTTTGTATCCCGTCTGCCCTTTGGATGCATTCTTAGAATGTACCCCAGGTCTCTTTGTGGTTATTTTTCTTCTATAAGTCACTACTCAGGATCAGCTGGTGTCCATTCTGGAGTAGCTAGTAAAACTAATATCTCTTCGTGAGTATAGGTTCCTACTGGAACTAATGACCCGTTAGTGATAAAAGAAGGCTCTACCTGGAAGGATAAAACACCTTCAGTATTTGCTACATTTCTTCTCATTGTTTGAGCAGAAGATTGGTTCACCTGACTGAATAAAACTGAGTTCGTGTCAGATAGGTTAATTACTACATAAGTTGTTGCCATTTTTTTGTTTTTTACAAAGTTAATATTTTTTTACGATGGTATGTCAGCTGGATCAGTTCCTTTTGCTAATACACTCATATTTGAACTTATTGCATTTGCTGTGCTATACGGTGCATCACCTACTAAATTACCTTCTGACATTCCGCTTGATACTCCATTAGCTGTTGTGCCTACACCGTTTGTTAAAGCTGTTTCTGCAGTATTAACACTGTCTGCGTTGTTGCCAGCACTCATTTCATCAGCATATTTCCAATTACTACCATCAAAACTACTATTTTCACCTAATTGCCACCAGCTAACAGGAGCTGTTCCAGAAAAAGTATTTAGATTAGAAGGAAGACCCTCATTATAAATTTCTCTTATTTCAGAAGCATTTAAAGCAACGTTCCAAATAGCGTTATTTGATAAAGTTATATCTGAGCTAAAGTTACTAGTATAAGCGTTGAATTGAATATCATTAGTATTTACAGATAAATTACCTATTGTTTGTGTACTACTAGCTACTAGACTTCCGTTAACGTAAAGTTTAAGAGAATTACCTTCTCTTACTCCAGTTATATGATGCCAAGTATCAAGACTTAGAGCAGATGGACCTTCTAAATTTATAAAAGTACCATCATTAACTTGAAATCTTGGTACATTTAACAAGCTACCTTGATGTGATTTTAAAACGTATGAATCTGCTTTTGCTATAAGATGGCCATTACTCACATAGGAACCGTCAATCCTTACCCAACTTGAAAGTGTCAAGTTTCCAGTTATTTGTAGTGTTGAATTATTTGGTACGTTTATATAATCTGATAAAGTAGCGTCATCTAGCTTCATAGCATATTTACTATAAGGCGCAACTGTTTGTAAGTCACTTTGAACAAGGTTTGCTTGAGACATTCCTGAGCTATCACCAGCTAATGTATTTACAAAGCCAGCGTATTCAGTAGCTCCATTATTAGTTCCGTTATTAGAACCTTTTGAATCTTCAATACCTGTAGTTGTGTTATTTAATTTCCACCAAGAAACAAGGTTAGAAGTAGCTGAGTGACTCGAAAGATTAGATGGAGTACCATTGTTATAAAGTTCTGTTACTTGTGAAGATGTTAGGGCTGCATTCCAGATTGAAAAATTACTAATTCGACCATTAAATCCATATCCGTCTGTTCTTCCGCCAATACTTGCAATTGTCATTCCAGTAGGTGAGTTCCCTGTCGGTTGTACATAACTTAATTGTGTTGGTTTTAAACCATTTAAATAAATTATCATTTTATCTGAACTTGATGCTGTATTGTCAAAAACAGCAATTACATTTACCCAAGAATTATTTATCATATTTACACCAACTTGACCTGTTGCCCCTAAGAAACGAAAAAACAACACTTGGTTATAAAGTTCAAACTGAACTCTAATACTTCTATTTGAATTAGCAGCCATAAAAAACCATTCATTACTATTGCCTGTCGTGTCCCAATATACCCAAGTTGATAAAGTAAACTTTGTTGCATTATCTAAAGCTGAAATACTTGAAGTATCAACTCTTTCATTTGCTCCATTAAAATTTAAAGAACTTGGATAAGCTGAAGGATTTTGGTTATTATCTATACTCCACTCTGTNGTTGNACTATTATAAACCTCACTTGCATC